GACGACTGCACAACGTGATGCACTACCTGATGCTGACTTCGCTATTCCACAATCACGCAATTTCCCTGTTGCTACACCACAGGACATTAGCGATGCTGTGTCAAGTTGGGGTCGCTATCGTGGTAATGTATCGTTCGAAGTGTTTAAGCGCAATCTGATTGCGATTGCACGTCGCAAGGGACGTGAGTTCGTAGATGCGTTACCACAGTCATGGAAAGATGAAATGGAAGAGGAAGTGAAGCGTGTTGCACGAACCATTCTTTCACGAATGAGTTAGTGTTGACAGTACACTTATAATAGAAGTAGGAGGGTGCATGAACATTTATGCTGTAAAGAATGTGTCACAAAATATGCTCGCAGGTCGTGCCATCGTATTTGGTGGTGTAGACGTTGTTGGTGACACATTTACACCCAACACTGACATTGGAAGTACACGTTCGTTCGTAGGAATGCCTGTGTATTGGAATCATGCGATGTCAGGTACAAAGTCCCAAATTGGTGTTGTGACTGATTGGGAGAAGAACGAAGAGGGAATAGACCTGATAATCGAAATCGACAAGCGTGGTAAGTACGTTGCACAAATCATGGAACTTGCCAAAAGAGGAATGCTTGGACTTTCGACAGGTGCAGTAGGAAACACCGTTGTTCGCAAGGGTGGTGAATTACTGCGATGGATAGTAGGTGAAGTCAGTTTGACCACGACACCTGCTGAACCACGAACCTATGCGTATGTTAAGACAGGAAGTGCTGATGCCTTGGCTGTGAAACATGTCGCTGGTTATACATTTGATTTGGGAACTAATTTATCTGATTTTAAGGAGACTAAAGACATGTCAGTAGACAAAGACGCATTGAAAGATGCATTGATGGACATCGCAGGTGAGCCTGCACAGGGTGGTGGGTTGTATATGGGTGGTAAAGCACCGAACGTCAAGAACGTAACGAATTTGGGTTTTAGCGACGAGCCAAGCAAGGCGTTCTTTCACTATGTCAAGACTGGTGACAAGGTTGCGGCTAAAGCAACGATGGTAGAGGATGTCAATGCCAACGGTGGTTTCACTGTACCGAACGAGGTCGAGCGTGAAATCATCAGCAAGCGTGATGAAGAGTCCATCTTGGGTCGATTGCCAATTACTCGTCGTCGCACTTCACGTGATTACTACGATGTCAACGTTGGTGAGAACAATTCAGACTTCTCATTCACTGGTGAGACGGTTGCGGCTAACTTTGACGAGCCAACGATTGGTCAGTCAAGCATTCGCATTTACAAGGCTACGTTGGCACTCAAGGTGTCAGAAGAGTTGTTGAACGACTCGATTAGCGACATCGAGGGTTACATCACTCAAGAAATTGGTCGTGCTCTTGCACGTCACGTGAATCAGTACATCTTGACTGGTTCAGGTACTGCACAACCATGGGGCGTTACTGCTCGTGCCGCAATCAGTGAGACCCTTGCTTCAGCGACTGGTGTCGATTCACAGGACATTCAGAACATGTACTACAAATTGCCAAGTGCCTACCATCAGGGTGGTAACACTGGTTGGGTGATGCGTATGGCTACGTTGGGTGGTGTCCGTGGTTTGACTGGCAACCAATTCCTGTATCAGAACACCCCTGCTGGCACGAACGGACAGGGTGGCGAGCAATTGATGTATCGTCCTGTGTTCGTGAGTGACAAGGTTGGTGCACCAACGACTGGTTCAACGTCAATTCTCTTTGGCGACTGGTCGCAATACTACTTCGTTGAGAACGGTGGGTTGACCATTCGTCGCAACGAGTACGCTTACATGGAGAACGGTTTGGTCGGTATCTTCGCTACGGTTCGCTGGGGTGGTGATGCTGTCATTACCAACGCATTCGTCAAGGGCGTACAAGCCTAATCAGGAGGAATGAACCGTGAAAGTGCTACTTAATGTTTCAATAGCACGATTCAGCGATGGTTCTTCCAATGTTTTCAACAGTGGGGAGGTCGTTGACCTCCCTGCTGACGAAGCGGAGAGAATGATTGCGTTAGGACGTGCAATTAGGGTTGAAGAACCCAAACAAGAGGAAGTCGAGGTTCGTGAAACACCGAAACCACGAACAACCTCGAAGCGAGGTGCGTAATGGCGTACATCACCACTGCAGAGTTGAAGAGTTTTCTAGACATTACAAGCGCAAGTGATGATACGCTTCTTGGTATTATTATCGCTAGTGCTGAAGAGGCTATTGATAACTATACCAATCGCACATTCGAACCTAAGGGTGCACAGGGTGGTCATCACCCACACAAGTTTACTGCATTACCACGAACTCGTGGGGGAAGCATAGACGATGGGAATCCTAGACTGCTGTGGGTGGATAACGATTTGTGTGAGATTCAGAGCATTGTGAATGGTGATGGTGTCACGATTCCATCGACTGCATATGTCACGAATCCAATCAACCATACACCATGGTACGCAATCGAGTTGAAGCGGAATGTGAACTATCTTTGGACGTACACGAACACGCCTGAAGCGTCGATTGTGATTACAGGGAAGTGGTGTTATTCGCTTGAAGCACCTGACGACATTCGTATGGCGATGTTTAAGTTGTGTAAAGCATGGTACAACGGACGTGCTGACAGTACAGGGGATAGAGATATTCTAACGACTGATGGTGTCGTGTTGGTGCAGTCTAAGATTCCTAGCGACGTGATTTCGATAATCCATCGCTATAAGAGGTGGTCATAATGGCTAGCCAACTTCCAACCATCATCAACGCAATCAAAGCGTACAACCCACAGTACAACGGACAGAATGTCACGATTCGTAGCGGTGCAACCATTCCCAATACTGCGAATGCGACTGATTTACCAATGCGTATTATTAGTGCGATAGGGAATAGTGGTGGTCAAGTACAGCGGTTGACGCTCGGTTCTAGTCCGTTGCTGACATTACGATGGCAAATCACTGATGTACTTCTTGGACAGCAAGTAGGACTTGGAACAGGTGAAAAAGAACAAAGCGATGCACAGATTACCTACGCATCTGCATACGCTGACTTGATTCGTACACTTGTGACAAACAAGTACCAAATCGAGGACGTTCGCATCACTATGGAAACCATCGAATTCCCTGTCGAATCAGGTAATCGGTATTATGGTGTTTCTTGTGAGTACATCATCAAAGAAATAATCCAATAAGGAGACAACACAATGGCACAGACTACAGGTGCAATTACAGGTGCAGTAGCGAAAATCGAAATCAACACGAACAATACTGGTTATGTTGACATTTCGGGTTCTTCGCAAAGCATTGATGCAGTCGAAATGACTCGCTTGAATGGTTCTGCACACACAATGGAGGGTGACTACGCTGTACTGACGTTCGGTAAGCAACCACCCACCGAAATCACGGTGAACGTACTGTACACCGAAGTAACGACTGAGGGTTTCATGAAAGCCGTATCAGCACTTAAGAACAACCATTCAGTCGTACTGCGATGGTATCCGAACGGCGCAACAGGGAAGTATTTCTTGACCCCTGCAGGTGCAAAAATCTCATCTGTTTCCCTACCTGGGAATGACGCATCGAGTGGTGAACCGCTTATGGTTTCGTTTACCGTTATGTCACCTGGGATTGAAACGGATATTGCGTAAGTAAGGAGGACTGAATTATGGCACAGACTACTGGTGCTATGACTGGTGCTATGGGCAAAATCGAAGTGTCAACCGATGGTACGACATGGTTTAACATTTCGGGTTCATCGCAGAGTATCGACGCTGTCGAGTTCACTCGGTTGAACGGTTCAGCACACACGTTCGAGGGTGACTATGCTGTCCTGACTTTTGGGAAGCAACCACCGACTGAAGTTACTGTGAATATCCTTTACACCGAAGTGACTGGGGAAGCGTTCTTACGTGCTGTTTCAGCAATTAAGAACAACACCACATTCAAAGTTCGTTGGCAAGCGATGGATGCAAGTGCTACCACGTATCAGCGGTATTTCACTGCAGGGACATCGAAAGTTTCAGCGGTTTCCCTACCTGGGAATGATGCATCAAGCGGTGAACCGTTGATGGTGTCGTTTACTGTATTGTGTGGTGGTATTGATTACGAGTTGATAGTACCTGCACCATAACAATTGGTTGACTTGCATGGGGTGTTATAATGGGTGTAGAGGGGAAAAACCTCTCTACACCTAATCTTTATCTATAGGAGACGATGTTTTATGGCTACGAAGAAGAATGAGAATCAG